GACCCGGAAGCAGGGTTTGCCGTGGTGAGCGGCACGGCTGAGACGGGGGCATTCGAGGCATGAACGGGCCACGCATCACCAACGACGACCGGGGGCTGACGATCAACAAGACGCTAGCCTATGCCAGCCTCGTGGTCGCCGTGCTGAGCGTCATGAGCACAGCCTTTTTCGTGGTCCGTGGCTACCTGCACATGGACGCAAACATCGCGGCGCTGCGGGGGAGCCTCGCCGAGCAGTCGGCCAACCTGAGCGCGATGATTGCCAACCGTGACGCCTACCGCGCGGCGACTGACACGCGGCTGCGCTCGCTCGAGGAAGACCGCCGCGGCAGCGCCACTGAACTCGTCGCGCTGCGCCGTGACCTCGGAGACCTCAAGGCCGAGATCCGCGCCTTGAACGCGACGATCCTGCAAGCCCTGCGCAATGGAGGCAACCCATGACTGAACTCGTTCCCGTGCTCGCCCGGATCGGCCTGCGGTATCTCGCGGGCGCACTCGTCACTTACGGCATCCTTGCCCCGGAGGACGCGGTGTTCATCACGACCGATCCCGAGATCGTCATGCTCGCAGGGCTCGCGCTAGGGGCGGTGGTCGAGGGGGCCTACGCCTGGGCGCGGCGGCATGGAGGCGCGACGTGAAGGGCAACTTCCAGCGCGTCCTCGCCGAAACCCTCAAGCACGAGGGCGGCTGGAGCGACCACCGCCTTGACCCGGGCGGCGCCACGATGAAGGGCGTCACGCTCAAGACCTTCCGCTCCTACTACCCCGGCGCGACGAAAGAGGATCTTCGGAACATCACGGACGCGCAGGTCGAGCGCATCTACCGCGAGGGCTACTGGAACGCGGTGCGCGGGGATGACCTGCCGGCCGGCCTCGATCTCGTGGCATTCGACGCGGCCGTCAACTCGGGCGTCTCGCGCGGCGCGAAGTGGCTGCAGCAGGCGCTCGGCGTGACCGCGGATGGCAAGATCGGCCCGGTCACGCTGGCGGCCGCGAAGACGGCCGAGCCCGCCGCTGCGATCGACGCGGCAATCACTCGGCGCATGACGTTCCTGCAGGGCCTCAACACATGGCCGACCTTCGGCAAGGGCTGGACGCGGCGCGTGGAGGCCGTCAGGAGCGCCGCTAAGGGCATGGTCGCCCCTGCGACACCTGTCCCCGCCCCGGCGTCTGGAGGTTGGCTGGCGGCGCTCCTGCGGGCGCTGGCGGCGATGTTCGGGAGGAAGGCATGACCCGCATCCTCGCATGGATGCTCCCCGTCTGCCTTGGGATCGGCGCGGCGGTCCTCTACCTAACGCCGTCATGGGGGCAGTCAACGCACCAGGCGATCCCGACCGGCCCGGAGATCGGCCGCATCGTCATCGTCAACCTTGAGCAGGCCGACGACTACAACCGCTCCGAACACGTCTTCGGCGATGTGAAGGTCACGGTCCACTACACCTCGACGCCGAATTGGGGCCGAGATCCGAGGGACCGGGTGATGGTCACGGTTCCAGAGGGCTACGTCGCTATCCCGTCGGAGATCGTGCTGCCCGAAAACGAGACGATCGAGGTGGCGATCTACGAGGCGATCATCGGATGATTGGCGCGATCCTCTCCTTCCTCACCGGCGGCCTCCTCGATCGCGTCTTGTCCACCGTGGACAAGCGGATCGCCGCGGAGACGGATCGGGAGAAGATCAAGGCGGACCTCATCCGCGAGCACTACCGGACCCGCGCTGACTTCATGCGCTCGGGTGGCTTCTGGCTCATGCTGATCTTCGCCGTGCCCCTCGCATTCTGGTGGGCGGCAGTCCTGATCTACAGTGTCCTTTGGTGTGCAGGCTGCGCGTATCCGCAAGGGTGGACGATCGCAGCCCTACCACCCCCACTAGATCAGTGGGCCGGGGCGATCATAGTCTCCATTTTCGGCGTGATCGGGCTCAATCGCTTCTCGAAGTAGTCCCGTGGCGATCAGAGAAGCCAAGGGACCGCTCTAGCTCAGATCGGTAAGCAAGAGCGTCCTCGCGGGCCTTGAAGTTTCGACGGAGCCTTCGGCCATCGCTCTGGACCTGAACCACCCATGCCGCGTCTCTCTCGCACCATGAGACGCCCGTTTTCCCAGAGGTGTTATCCGCCCGACGCTTTGCGTTCCGCTGGTTCTCGGCCTTCGTTACTACGCGAAGATTTGCGATGCGATTGTCAGACCTGTTTCCATTTAAGTGGTCGACTTCGCCCGCCGGGATCTCCCCATAGAAGATGGCCCAAGCCACTCTATGAGCCTTGAATGTGCGACCGAGTAACTTCCCCGCCAAGTAGCCTGTGCCGTGATCCGAAGCAAAAGCTGGCCTGCCGGCAAACTGCGAGTTCCATGTGTTCTTACGGTATTCGCGGCTACGCGCGGGGCTCTCACCGAACATCTCCGGCCATGCTTCGCGGAACGTCAACGCCCCGGTTTCCGGGTCGTAGTCAACCAGTCTGCGCAAGAGATGAATGTCCATGCCGAACACTAACCTGCCCGCGCCACAACCGCAACGGATGAGTGGGCCGGCATCATAATCGTAAGCATCTTCGGCGTGCTAGGGGTCGATCGGCTGCGGCGCTGATGCGTCACTCATCATCTTCCCTCCTGTGTGGGGGCTGCGGGAGGCGCGCCGAAGCTTCTGAACAGAACGCCCTGCAACGCGTTGATCTTCGGTGAGTGCCCGCACTGTTCAGCCGCGCCATAACCGCACGTCCCGGCAGCGTTTCGCGGGCTCATGACGCCACCCAGCGAAGTTCCGGGCGAGCGCCGTCGCCCCGGGCGCTACGGCTCGCGCTTCTGACGGCTGTAGCCCAAGAGCCCGCATTGCAGGGTGATCTCGGCGCACATTCGGAAGAACGCATCATCGGTGAAGTCGCTTCGCGCGGTGTTGACGATGGTCGCCACCAGCCGCGTGTTCGCTCGCGAGTAGTCCTTGCCGGCTTCAATCCTGTCGATACTTGGGGAGAAGGGTCGGCGGCTGCCGACATCCGACTTGTAGAACTCGAAGGGAATCCGAGACAAAGCGCAGCGGAAGTCCTGGTCTGACAGCATTCCCATGACGTCATCGAAGGTGAGCGAGAACTCGACCGATTGGCGCTGCGCCCTTTCCTTGGCGCGCAACAACGAACGTCGCACATCGGCGGCGGCTTCCTCCTCGGCAAGGCTGCTCCACGGTTCGGGCGGCGCTCCTGCCCGGATCGCGTGGACCTCCGCAGCGAACGCGTCGCTTCCGACCCTCGAGCGCAGCCGATACAGCCGATCGCCGGACGCGCAGAAATACTGCCCGCGATCATCGCCCACGAGGCCACGGACCACGCCGGGGATTCGGGTTGGACCGTAGTCAGCCCGAGAGAACGACCGTCGAGGCATGAACAAGTCTCCGTGCAAGCCATTGATGCTTGGTGCGCCTGCATTTTGTTCAGGCCCGTCGCCCCGCTGCCGCAACATACTGATTTTGCGGCGAAAAGGCCAGAAAAATGCAGGCTTGTGGTGCTCCTCCCGGGAGCGCCACTATCGAAATCACCCCTTGAAATCATTACCGATTTCCTCCGTTTTTGTTCAGGAGCGAATTTTCTGAACAGAATTGCGTTCCGGGTTCGTGCCGCCGAGGATGCGTTTCCGCTCCGCCGCGCGGCTGTAGTGCTCGATCTCGTCGAGACTCACGTGGCCCAACCAGGCGCCGATCTGGTGCGTCGTGCCGCCACGCTCGGCGATCTCGATCGCCCGCGCGACCCGCAGCCCGTGCGCCGTCTTCCCCTCGATTCCCGCCTTCCGCGCCGACGCGGCAAACCACTGGCTCGCGGCCTTCTCCGATCGCGAGTGGCCCTGCGCGGTGACGAGGAAGGTGAGGTGCCGGTCTGGCATCGCTTCGATGGCGGCGTGCAGGTGCGCGAGGTCTGCCGGGTCGGCGATCGCCGGCACCTGGCGGCGGAACGGCACGGCGACCTCGCCGCCGGTCTTCCGCTGCCGGTAGCAGGCCCAGCCGTCGCGGTCGACGTTTCCCTCGCCAAGGCGCACGGCGTCGTTCACACGGGCCCCGAACCAGTTGAAGATCTCGAACGCCAGCCGCTCGCGTGTGCCGACCGGCCAGAAGGCGCGGAAGCGCGCCTTGTCGTCGGGCGTCCATGGGGCGTGCTGCACGGACTTCGGCGCGGGCGGGCGCGCTATGCCCGCGGTCGGGTCGCGCGTCACGAGGAGCTGGCGGGCCGCGTGCTTCGCGAGCAGCCGCCAGAGTTTGAGCCGCTTCACTGCATTGTGCCCCTCGACCGCGGCGAGGTCCGCGAGGACGTGCTTCTCGAGGATGCCGCGAAACGCGACATGCCCGACGCGCCGCACGAGGTCGTCGGCCTGTGGACGCAGCGCGCGGCGGTAGCTTTCGGAGAGGCCCAGCCACGCCTCCGACCGGGCGAGCCCCTGCCAGACGGCGGCGAGGCTACCGGGGGCGGCGTGGCGGCCAGGCTTCTTCTGCCCGACGAGCGCCTCGGCGGCTTGGTAGGCCGCAAGGAACTCCGCGGAGGCTTCCGGCACATCGACGGGGAGCGGCAGGCCCGTGCCGCGGTGATACTTCCACCGGACGGGTCCGCCCTTGACCTCGGCCACGCGACGGACGCCCTTGATCCTCACAGCCCGAAGGCCTTGTCGATGTCGTCGCATCCCCGGTCCTCCTCCGAACCGCCATCATAGGGGAGCTCGTCCAGGTAGCCGTCAAGGTCCTCGCGCATGTAGCCGACGATCCCGTCCGACATGCGGCGCCGCCCGATCGGCAGCTTGCGAAGCTGCGACTCGGAGATCCCGAGATACTCGGCCGCGACCGCCGGGCGCATGAAGCGCGGGGTCACGCGGAAGGGGTGGCGCGGGGCGGTCACGGCTTCCTCTCCGGCGCTTCCGTCCGCCCGCAGAGCTTGCACGGCTTGCCGGCAGGCTGGCGCGCATAGGCGCAGACGGTGCAGAAGAGCGAGCCGGTCACGCCGCCACCTCCATCGCATACCCGCCCCACTGGTCGGCCATCGCCTCGGCGATCCCTAGATACGTGCGGCTGCGTTCCTTCCAGCGATCTGGGCCCGGCGGCATCCGGTGAACGCGGCTCCATGACTTGTGCTCGTCAGTGCCTGGCGCGGGTGGCGTCAGGCGGTGCGTGGGGCGCAGCTCCGGCAGGCCGCGGCGGTAGAAGCCGGTCGCCTTGAACGCGGCATCGCCAAACCACCACGGCTGCACGATCTGCGGCGCGGGGAGATCCGCGGGCAGGCGCTCGCGCGCGTGGCGGTGCATCACCGGGTTTTCCAAGGCCACGCGCTTGATCGGGGCGCGCCAGCACGCGGAGAAGAGCGCGGCGCCTTCCTCAAGCTCGGCCCACATCTCGGCCTTCGTGCGGCCGGGCGGCGGGACGTGCAGCCACCGGACGCCGGAGTTGCAGAGCCGGGTGCAGGGCGGGTGCATCACCGCGAGGAGGTCCCAGCCGTCCGCCAGCACGTCCCGCACGTCACAGATCATGTGCCGGTTCGAGCGGTCCTCGGCCGGGAGGAGATCGCAGGACCAGGCGTCGTGTCCGCGCACTAGGAAGGCGTTGCGTACGCGGCCGGAGGTTTCGCAGCCGATGAGCACTCGCAAGGGGCGCATCACTCTCCCCTCCTCATGTCGGCGATGATGTCCTCGACGGGGCGCGGGACGCGGCCAGTGCCTTGACAGCTGGTGCAGGTGTCGGTGTCGGGAACGGGCACTGCACGCATGGTATTCACTCCTTCACCCGGTAGGCCGGGCCGTTGAGGGGTTTCCGCCATCCCGAGCCTTTCGAGCCGGGGATGAGCGCCTTGCGTTTCTTGATCCCGAGGTGCTTCTGGCGCACGCGGGCGTCCTTCGACTTCTGCGCCACGTCGGCCTTGCTCTTGGTGCCGTGGCAAAGTGGGCAGAGCGCCCAGAGGTTCGTCTCGCGATTGGCCCCGCCGTTGATGAGCGCGATCCGGTGATCGAACTCAGGCGGCACCTTCGCGCCGAACGCGACCGCGCACTTCGCGCAGCGGCGGTCCTGCGCCTGAACGATCCGATCCTTCACGCGGTCGGGCGCGGGCGTGTCGTCGGTGCGGCCGATCCACTCCTCGACGGTGCGGCTCATGCTGCGTTCTCCCGAGGGGCCCCGATGCGCGCAGCGATCCAGTCGAGCACTTTCGTCTTCGATTCTTGGAACGTCTCGCTCCCCATCGCGCGGACGCTCTGGCTGTGCGGCGTGTAGCAGCGCACCACAGGCCCCTCGACCTTGACGATCGCGTAGCCGTGGGCCTTCCGGGCGAGGTCGCCCACGTAGGCCGCGATCCGCGCCGCCGCCGCCTTCGTGCCGGCGTCGATCGTCTCGACGTCGCAGTAGCCGGTGACGATGAGCGCGTGTTTCCGCAGCGTCTCGGGGCTCTGCGCGTAGGGCAGCTCCGCCATGCTCTCGGGCAGGGTCGCCCACATCTCCGCGATCTCGGCGAACTGATGGCGGTGAGACCTCATGGAGCGGGCGCGCTCGATCTCCACGATGACCGTCTCGCCCTCCGCCAACTCGGGCGGCTGGTTCGTCAGGAGACGCAGGCCGCCGTTCATCCACCTGGCGCGGTAGGTCGCCATCACCCCGCTCCCTGTCCTGTCAGCCGATCCACCACGGCCTGCGAGACGACATCCCGAGGGAGCCGCAACTCGGAGCAGGTGAGCTTGATCGTCTCGCCCGTCTGCGCGGGGCCGTGCTTCCGCTCGGCGGCGATCCGGTCGAAGGTGGCGAGGATGGTGGTGGCGTTCATGCCGGGCTCCTAGAAGGGGATCTCGTCGTCGATGTCGCCCGCGGGCGAACGGGGCGGGGCGTCGTAGCCTCCGACGCTCGGCACCTGGCCGCCGCCGTAGGCTTCATCCTGTCCGCGCGCCGCGCCGCCGTTGCCCTCGGCGAAGTCGATTAGGTAGAGGTTCGCGCCGAAGCCGCTCACCACGACCTCAGTCGTCCAGCGGTCGGAGCCGTCCTGCGCCTGCCACTTCCGGGTGCGGAGCGTCCCCTCGACCATGACGCGACGGCCCTTGGCGAGGTGCTTCTCGACGACGTTCACGAGCGGGCCGAAGACGACGATGGAGTGCCATTCGGTGCGCTCCTTCTGCTCGCCCGTGTTGCGGTCCTTCCACCGCTCGCCGGTCGCCATGCGGAAGGATGCCACCTTGTCGCCCGCCTGCGTCGTGCGGATCTCGGGGTCGGCCCCGAGGCGACCCATGAGAGAGGTTCGGTTCAGGTCGCCCATTACGCGACCCTCCGGTAGCGTTCCGTCAGCGCCGCGACGGTCGCGTCGACCTCGGCGAGGAAGTCGCGCACCGCGCCCTCGATCTCGGCGATCATCGCCTCGTCGCGCTGGACGCGCTGGATGAACAACTGCATGTCGTCTGGCAGGCGCGGGTCGAAGGACAGGAACTCGCACCACTGACGCCCGGTACATGCCATCTGCCACATCATCTGCTTGACGTACTTGCCGTCAGGCTTGCCCCCGAGGAGCGTCTCGATGTGCGTGGCGGTGTTCGGGCACTTGATCTCGACGAGCCCCTCCGCGCCCACGAGCCCGTCGGGGCTGGCGCCGCTCATGGCGATCGCGGGATGATCGACGAACCCGATCTCCTCGACCACGCGGCCGGTGACGAGCGTGTAGGTCGCCCGCGCCTGCGGCTCGCGGTCAGTTCCCCAGGCCATCGCGGCGTTCGTGAACTTCTCCGCCCGCACGCCGGTCAGCCGCTCGGCGACGAGCTCGGCGGCGTAGTTCTTCCGCGCCGCTCCCGGCCCGGTCTTCGTGGTCGCCATGATGTCGGCGATCCGGGAGGCGGTCGCCTTCCCGAGACGCGCGGCGAACCATTCTTCTGTCCCCTGTTCCATCAGCGGGCGCTCCTGTTCTGGAGGGTGATCTTGAGGCGGCCGGCCACGCGGTCGAAGTCCTTCGCGGGCAGGTCGGTGAGCATGGACAGGCGCTCGGCCTTGAGCACGATGTCCTCGTCGATGCCGGCACGGTCGATCAGGCTGCGCAGTTCGCGAAACTGCTCCTCGGTGATCGTCGTCGGGCCGTTCGCGCCGCGCCCGTCGTCTTCGGTGTCATCGCCGAGGGCGAGCCCGAGGATCGACTGCGCGGTGTACCGCTGGCCGTAGGTCTGCGTGGAACCGAACGCCTGCACCGGGTTCTTCGAGCCGCTGTTGTCTGCCGGCAGGGGCAGCGACACGCGCTCCTCGTGCCCGTTGCGGTGCGTGAGGATCGCGGTGATCGTGACCGTCTGGCCGTCGATCTTCGTGTCCCATGTGAGGGCGAGGCCGTGCCGCGCCAGAACCGGCTTCGACACGCTCACGATGTCCTTGAGGAGCGCGTAGGGACGCCCGTTGTGGCCCTTCCCGTGCATCGGGACCATCGGCATCTCGGCCATCGCCTCGGCCTTTGCCTCTGCATGCTCGGCCTTCGCGCGCTGCGCTTGGATGCGCTCTTGCATGTCGAGCATGCGCTCGAGCTTGTCGATCGAGACATTCGGGTCCATCGCGACCCGCTCGATCATGGACACCATCGCGGCCTGCTGCGGCGCGTGGTCGTCGTGTTTCGCGAGCTGTGTCATGTCAGCCTCCGATCAGGGGCAGGAATACGATGAGGGTGACGCCGATCACGGTCAGGGCGGCGGCACCGGCGAGGTCTTCGAGGAGGCGGCGGTAGTCCATCAGAGCACCACGGCGGCAATCGCCGCCCCGAGCGCGAGGCAAAGGATGGCCGCCCACACGACGATGCCGACGACGCTCCAGTCGGCGTCGTCCGTGGCGTCGTCCATCTGCGCCATGTCGGGCCAGCGAGCGAGCTCGGGGAAGGTGCGCTCGATCTCCTCGCGGGTGGTGAAGTTGGAGGGGTCGCCGTTCATGCCGCACCGCCTTTCAGGAACGCAGGCCGCTCGGCGATCTCCGCGCGGCGGTGGAGCTCGT